AACACATTCTGTGTTAGATACTTCTAAAATCACTCGAACAATTAAATCTTTTCCTGCTCCTTCTGCTAATATCGGCTTATATGTTTCCGGATATGATGCTACTGCGAGCAGGCTCCCATCTTCATCTTTGATTCCAACCTCACGAATGGTAAATCCGCCGACCGTTGCTGATATAATGCAAGTCAAAACAATCCAACTCGGATTATTTTCATCTACAACAATCGAACTAAGAGACCCTTGCCACACTTCGTGTCCAAGTGCTGTCGTAGTAACATCAGGATGTATCTCTGCGTCTCCGATACAAAACTTGCTGAACTTTACTTTTTCGTTCATTGTTGTCGCTCTTGCGATAGCATTTAGCCCGATTTTCGTTAGCGTGCTATAATACTTTTTTGCCATAGTTTCACTCCTTTACTCCAATTTCTACTATTTCACTTCCGATTGCTTGTGCCAATCCATTCTGAACAGTAAAAATAACATCAATGTTCTCCAACTTAAGGGGATATATAGACACTGTTTCGCCGGATAAAAATGCAGATGCTATATATAATTTGTTTTTTGGTGATTGTAATTCCAAAATTACTCTTACCCCTGCGGCACTAATACTTTCCGCAAGATCTATAACTTCATTTGTTCTCTTTTGACTTTTGTGTAGATTTAACAGTGGAAAAACAAGTCTATAACTTGCAGGTTCATTTGCATTATAAATTGTAATATCTTCCTTAGGTAGCCTTAAAATAAGAGATAGACTTGATATAATGCTGTTAATATCCACCGTAGACTTATTTCTCGCCATCTTAAAACGCAGTTTCAAGCGATATTGTTCGTCATTCTGTCCATTTCTTAGTTCCTGAACCAGCACCCCGATTTCATCCAATGTTGTTCCCTTCGCTGCATCTAAATTTTTCCACGCTGAAATAGTGTCGAATGTAGCTTTTATCTGCCGGAATTCTTCGGAAATGATTGAAAATAATTTGTAAACATTTCCGGAAGGAGATTGATTGTAATTGGATGTCAATCTTTTTAACATATTTTCTATTTTCATGAAATCACCAACTCTGTAATTTCAGGTGCAGCTATTTCTGATATCTCAATTTCAATGTTATCTTTATGATAATCCGATTGTGTTTTGCTTATGGATATATCTAAATCGTGCAATGCTTGGATGTTAGAAAAAAGAGATGTCAATAGTTGTGAGTAAACTACATCTTGTCCCATTTTTAACCCATTAAAATAAGATGCTATCGTTTGCCGGATGGCATCTTCTGTTAAATTACTTGTCGGAGATTTTTTTGCTGTAATTTTTACATAAATTAGAACCTTTTTTGCACGTTGGAAGCGAATTTCTTTCATCAATCCGGCTGCATCAGGAATGTTTTGCACAACATCTCCTGCAGTATCGATTCCTGCAGCCTTTGTGTCTAAGATAGCATGAGCGACCGCCTTATCCGTTCCGCCTTGCACAACAACCATGATTGACTTTGGAGGAATAGAGTTTACTTCGCTCATTGTTTTGTTCTCGAGAACAATCGCACTTTTTACAGATGGGATTGATAGCACCTTTGCACGAATAGCGTCAACAGTAGCACTTCCGCCGTTCGCAAAGGACAGTTCATATCGATTCCTCAACTCATAGTCAGATTCGATGTCTCGACCGGAGTGCGTTCCCATCGTATTTTCAACTTTTGTAATCCCTGTTTCAGGATTGAGAATTTTATTGATAAGCCCTGTTTCAACATTTCCGGATTCCCCATACTCAACTGCCTCAATTGGAACTATCACATACCCGTTAGATTCAATCGTTGCATCTGTTAATGTCTTGTATTTTATTCCACCAGCTGTAGAAACTAAAAAACCGACTTTTATTAGTTTGTTTGGCTGACCATATATCTTTATGTCTCCTTGACTCCTTGCTGCTTGATGTCGCTTGATATTTGCTAATTCTACGAGATAATCGAGGGAAACTCCCTCCGCTTTTCGGAGATATGATTGATTGTAGACCTGCTCTGCAAGTTGCCAAAGTAGACCAATACTCCATGCGATAACGCGGAGGAAAATACCAAGTGGCGAACGCACACTCAGATTGATGTCTTCTCCAAATAAATTTCTTGTGCGGATAAACATATCTTCTTCGATTTCTGCATACTGTTTTCTGCGAAACCCTTTTTCGTCTAAACCTGCCTTCATGATGATATATTCACCTCCGTTTCAATTGCTGTACCATTTTTCAACACACCATGAAATTTAAAGTTTGCATTGCGATTTATGCTGTCATAGTACATTTCAATATCGCTTGCTTTTTCAACCATTTCTTCCTGCAGAACAGTTTCAACAACTTCCATTTTGATGATTTCACTTGAAAAGTTCTTCTTTTTGAATTCCTCATGATTCAGTCCGTGTTCTGTATCCAAAAAAAACTCACCTTGTCGAGTTGTAAGTGCTCTCTCAACACACTGGCAAGTTTCTTCTGTTCCATCTACCATTTGCATTTCTCCATCCCGAATAACCAAATCATCGTTTTTGATTAAAAAACTTTTCATAATATCACCAGCTTTCATTTGTTCCGTCAGAGCCTTTTAACTCCGGAATGTCCTTCATTTGTGGCGATTCGCCTGTTCCTGCCGCGGTTTTTGATGACTCTGCACCTTTTGCATATTTTGCAAATTGACAATTCCCGGAGTACTGTCCTGCTTTACCTGCTTGTCCTAAGATAACTGCATCGGAAATATCAAACTTTCGTGTTGCTCCACCTTCGGTTACCTCCTGTAAAAATCCTACAACTACTAAATCACCTGCGTTATAGATTTTGTTGTCTAAGTTGATTGGATTTTGAATCAACGGTCGGTTTTCCGTTGTTCCATCCGCATGCCGTTGAGCATGAAAAGGCTGAATTGTAAGTGGATTTGTGGATACTACTGTGCATAACATCAATGTATTTACATGATTCAATCCATTTTCAACAGCACTATTTATGATTTCTGTTAGTCTTCCCACCAGCTACAACCTCCATTTCTGTAATCCAGTCAGATGTATGTCTTCCTTTCACAACCCGGAACATCCCTTTAACCGTTTTGCTCTCAATTTGAATCAAGGTATCCGTTGTAATTTGATAGTTTAATAAACTTTTCACTTTCCAACCTTCCTTTTTTTCAATTTCAGTTCTTTCAGGACTGCCTATCATACCGGTAGAACCGGATAGCACAAATCCTATTGCGTTCCCCTTGTTTTTAGTTCGAAAAAATACTTTATCCTGATTGATATAAAACTTACTACCGGATTCTTTTGCAAGCGAAACCACAACATCCTTTAACCTCCCGGAAACTGTCCGCCCTTTTTGATAAGTGATGTTTTTAGTAGGCTGTAAATCTCCTATTCCAACACCAAATTGAGGTAACAAGTCTTTTAAAATTTCTTGAGTTGTTGTGCCGGGAGCATATGTTTTTTGCACCTTTTGTTTTCCCCATGCAATAATCCCAGATGCAATTTTTACTGTTGTTTTTTTGTCGACTCCCTCAATTGTCGTACTAAATTTCGACACAACTCCGCTTGCAAGCAATCCGATTTCGTCTTGATATCCCGCATTCAACAACACTTTTGTACCTTTTTTTATTGATGCAATCGAGGTCGGAGACAAGTTGTAAATTGAAATTTCCGCCATATCCGGTTCAGATTTTGTTGAAAACGGAACAGTAAACTCAAAATCCAAATCATCTGATGAATATGTTTTTGCGCCTATTATCAACTTCGCCTGTCTATTCCAAAAAATCATCATCAATCACCACCAATATAATATTGTCTCCCAAATCATCCCATCCTACTCGTGTAGACATGCCTGAAAAATCCCACGGTATAATAGTAGGAAAATCCGGGATATCTACGTCTTGGAACAACACTTGTCCAAGCATCAACTTTTCTCCGAATGCAAGCGGCTTAGAGTCAATATATAAATCAATTGTAAAAAAATCATATTCTGCATTATATTGCACTAAAAATTCAATATCCTTCTTTTCTTCAAGTTCAATATCCAAAGAAAAACGATAGGGTATCAATTCTTTTGTAATGGAAATGCTGTTGATTTCAGATACTGAGTCATTTGTTTCATAGTAATCCAATAGAATTTCCCCCCTTTATTTTTTCATATCTTTATTTGCTTTTTCTAAATATCTGTCCAATTTTTCGAACATTTTTACTGAATTTGGATTTTTGGAAAGAATTTTTTTGTACTCCTTTGCTGCAGCAACTTTCTTTTGCTGATCTACTTTCCTTTTTGTTTTTGTCTGTCTGCCCTTGTTTTTTACTTTTTTTGTTTGTGTAGCCGTTTTTTTTGCTCCATTCTTTTTCTTTGTTTTTTTAGTTGGATCTGCAGATTGATTTGTAATTTTCTTTTTCTTCGCTTGCTTGATAATTTTGCAAGATATTTTAAAAGAGAACCCGTTTCTAACATTTCCGGAGTGTGATGATGAAAAGCTTTCGATTACAACATTTGAAAAGATATTTCGACCATAGTACTTATATACTTTCTTCCCTTTGCAATATTCCCGCAGAAGTTTAAGCTTTGGAAAAGCATCTTGCCCAACCACCACTCCGGAAATATTAAACTTTATCGGACGAGGCTTTACATGATCCGAGATATAGCCTAAGTCTTCGACCGGATGGTCTGTAACCTCACTTTCATAAGTTACATCTTCTTCTGTAGTTGCGGAGAATTCTACCTCTCCGATTTTGCTATATGACATGTTTATACCTCCTATCCGACGCTTTCTTCATCGTCAAGCATACTTTCCCACCATGCTTGCAACTCATCTTTTGTTGTTCTTGCTACCTCATCAGGCTGATCGCTCTTTGTGGTCACATGAATCTGTGGCGAAAAAACATAGCTTTTATTTGTGCCTGATGTTCCAACCGGTTGACTGATAACTTGTCTGCTGTACATCGAAATTACTTTTCCGGCATCAGAAGCAGCACTCATTATCCTACTTGTTTGTCCCGCTGTTTTAACCGAAGAACCTGCCGGTAGATGAATCAACTCCGGCCCTTTTTCCCCGACTAACGCCAAACCTCCCGGTGCAGAATTTGTTCCGCCTGCAAATTTCGGAATAGGTTTTGGTCTGCCTACACGTGATTCTCCAGGCGTTGTCTTCTCTCCTGAGGAAAAAATCCCAATCTTTTTTGCAACAGAATCAATCGCTCTTGGCACGGCTAAAATCACATCAATAAGACCATCTACCACTGATTTAATAATCCCTATTTGTCCAGATACGACTGTTTGTAATCCACTCCAAGCCATTTTCCAGTCGCCTGTGAATACTCCTTTAATAAATGTAGTGACTCCCGACAATACTTTAATTATGTTACCAATGACGGCAACCGCTGTCATAACAAACGCTTTCAAAATTCGTCCTGTTACACCAAAAGCCACCATAAACCCCGGTGCGATAAGTTTTAAAAATGAGCAGAGGTCTTTAAATAATGTAATAGCATATGGCATAAATTCAGCAAACTTAGCACGTAATTCGTTTGCAAAAGCAATTCCTCCGGCTTTTACGGTGTCCCAATTTTTATAGAGTGCATAGCCTGCTGCAACTAAAGCTGCAATAGTAGCGATAATTGGTAAAAGAGCTCCTCCAAAGGCTGCAATAGCTCCCCCTGCTTTTCCGAACAATCCTGCAACTCCAATTCCTTTTATAGCGGCAAACCCTTTTGTGATTGCCCCAAATGTAGAAAATAAATTGAATTTGGAAAAAAAAGACACTGCCTTTAATGCACTCGATGCACCTCCCGTTAAGAGAGAAAAACCTTTAGCAAGAGGTCCAATCGCCGCTGCCATAGCAAGAGAGCGGATGATGATTTTTTTCTGAGAATCAGGTAATTCGGAGAATTTTTGAACAAGCCCATTTAATTTGACTATCATTGGTGTTATTTCAGGTAGTAATAGTTTCCCGAAACTTTGTCCAAGCTGTTTCATTGATTCTGTAAAAATACGAGTTTGGTTAGCAGCTCCACCTTGTGTTCGTAAAAAGTCGCCTTGGGCATTTTTTGTCATTGCGAGAACATAGCCATACCTCAACTGTACTTTTTCCGCCTGTGTCATAGCTTTCATAGATTTTGTAATTCCGGAAGAAAGGGCATATTCTTGCAAATTTGTTTCCGTCATAACAA